CCATAGGCCGTTTCAATAGGAGTTATTGTGATGATATAATATCTCAAGCAGAAATATCAAAATTACAAATTGCTAAAATACAAGATGGTTTGGATTTAAATAGAAAATCTAAAGTTACTTGGTTAACTAACGAAAAATTAAACAAAGATATGAATGATATTATATTGGATCATAATAAAAAGGCTAAGTGGAATTTTTCCTTAAAAGAATTTGAACCTTTACAATACACTGTTTATGAAACTAATGACCATTATGATTGGCACATTGATAGTCATAGTAAACCATATCCAAATGGTTACGTAAGAAAAATAAGTTTTACGTTATGCTTAAATGAAGATTATGAAGGAGGAGAATTTGAAATATCAACTCCAAATCCAAAACCAGAAAAACATATTAATACTAAGTTTAGTGATAAGTTTACATTAGGAACCGTTATATCATTTCCATCTTTTGTTTGGCATAAGGTCAATCCAGTTACGAGTGGAACAAGAAAAGTATTAGTAGGTTGGTCAGTAGGTCCCCAATTTATTTAATACGTATGACACTTACAAAATATATTATTATAGATAAAAAAAACGAAGTCTATCTTAAAATAGAAGCAGACGAAGCTATACGTAGAGAATTGTCTGAATATTTTACCTTTGAAGTTCCTGGTTACAAGTTTACTCCTCAATTTAGAAACAAATGGTGGGACGGTAAAATAAGATTGTTTTCTTATGCTACTGGTCAAATTTTTGCTGGACTTTATCCTTATATTGTTAAATGGTGTGAAGATAATAAAATACAAGTAGTTGATGGTACAAAAATAAAAGATGTAGATGTTGATACTAAGTTGGTAGATAAGTTTGTTTCTGGTCTAAAGATACCAATGGAGATAAGAGACTATCAGAAACAGGCCTTTGTACATGCTCTTCAAAAGAATCGTTGTTTATTATTATCGCCTACGGCCTCTGGTAAATCTTTAATAGTTTATCTTTTGGTAAGATTTAACTTGTTAAGACTGAAAGAAAAAGTAAACAATAAGATACTAATTATAGTGCCAACAACCTCTTTAGTGGAACAATTATATAAAGATTTTAAAGATTATGGCTGGAATCCTGACAAGAATATACATAGAATATATCAAGGCCACGAAAAAGAAACAAACAAAAATGTTGTAATATCAACATGGCAATCAATATATAATATGCCAAAGAAATGGTTTAAATCTTTTGGTATGGTAGTAGGAGATGAGTGTCATTTATTTAAGGCCGTTTCTTTAAGTAAAATAATGACTAAACTAGAAGATTGTAAATATAGAATAGGTCTTACAGGTACTTTAGATGGTACTAAAACTAATAAACTTGTATTAGAAGGCCTTTTTGGTGCCGTCAATAAAGTTACATCAACATCCGAATTACAAGAGAAAAAACAATTAGCCGATTTAAAAATTATATGTTTGGTATTACAACACGATCAATATTCAAAACACTTTTTAAAAGATAAAAGTTATCAAGAAGAAATGGATTTTTTAGTATCTAATGATAAAAGAAACAAATATATTCGTAATCTATGTTTAAATTTACAAGGTAATTCTTTAGTGTTATTTCAATATGTAGAAAAACACGGTGTTATATTAAAACAACTTATAGAAGATAAGGCTGAAGATAAAAAAATATTTTTCGTTTATGGTGGTGTAGAAGCTGAAGAAAGAGAAAAGATTAGATTTATAACTGAAAAATCTGACAACGCAATTATAATCGCCAGTTACGGAACTTTTAGTACAGGTATTAATATAAGAAACTTACATAACATTGTTTTTGCGTCTCCTTCTAAATCTCGTATTCGTAATCTACAATCTATTGGTAGAGGTTTGAGATTGAAAGATGACAGCTCAGCCGCTACTTTATATGATATAGCAGATGATCTTACATACAATGGTAAAGAAAATTATACACTTGCTCATTTTAGAGAAAGAATAAACATTTATACTTCTGAAAACTTTAACTACGAAATACATAACATAGAATTAATAAATAGTAATAATAATGGAACATATAAAAATAATAAAACTAATTAATGGTGATGACATTGTTTGTAGTTTGGCTAAAGAACAATTGCCAGATAAAACTCCTCTATTACGTATAAACAAACCATTACAAGTTAAATATATATCTCAATTAACACCAAGAGGTCTTAAAGATTATATTGCTCTTATAAAATGGACTGCCTATACTAATGATACTATTATAACTATTCCAAAAGATAAAATCGTTACAATTACAAATGCCACCGAAGAAATGACCAAGAGTTACTTGGACGTATCTAAGAAGTATGAAAAGATAGTGGTGCCAAAAAGAAGTGAACACCCAATTGAACAACTAAGTGAAGAAGAAAATAATGAGTTTAATGAATTGTGGGACGAGTTTAGAGATATTAGGAAAACAATCCATTAATCTGGAGTATTCTGTATCAAAGAGGCTACACGCCTATTATACGGATAAAATAGAAAAAGTCAACCAATCCTGGAACCGACTTTTTTCATAGTCTTTGTATAAGTGATTGACAAATAACACAAACTGTAGTATATTTAAATAATGACAACATCAAAAAAATCAAAAGAACACTATGTAAGCAATAAAGACTTTTTAGCGGCAATGATTGTTTATAAAAAAATGTGTAAACAAGCCAAAAAAGAAGGTGTACAAAAACCACCAGTTACAGACTATATTGGTACTTGTTTTTTAAAAATAGCGAATCACTTATCATATAGACCTAATTTTATTAACTATACATTTAGAGACGACATGATATCTGATGGCATAGAAAACTGTTTACAATATTTGGACAACTTTGATCCAGATAAATCAAATAATCCGTTTGCTTACTTTACACAAATTATCTATTATGCTTTTATTAGAAGAATACAAAAAGAAAAGAAACAAGTTACAATCAAACACAAAATGTTATTAGATTCAAATTTTGATGATATGACATTACAACCAGGTGAAGATAGAGAATTTCATAATCAATTTACGGAATTTTTAAAGAAGAACTTACCGGTGGAAGAACCTAAGATTGAAAGTTTGACAACATATAGAGAAATAAAAAAAGAAAAAGAAAAATTAAAAAAGAAAAAAGCAAGAAAAGGTAAACTAGATTATTTTATTGGGTTATGAAAATTGCGTTGATTGCCGATACGCATTGGGGCGCTCGTAATGATTCTCCAGCGTTTATAAATTATTTTAATAAATTTTATGATGAGGTTTTCTTTCCTTATCTACAAGAGAACAATATCAAAACTTTAATTCATTTAGGAGATGTGGTTGATAGAAGAAAGTTTATTAATCACAATACAGCTTATAATTTTAAATTAAAGTTTTGGAATAAATTAGAAGAATTAAATATAGACACTCACATAATAATAGGCAATCACGATACATATTATAAAAACACAAACGAAGTAAACGCATTACAAAATTTAAGTATATCAAAAAATACAAAGATTTATACTTCTTGCGAAACAATTACAGTGGATAATTTAGATATATTATTAACACCTTGGATATGTGATGATAATATGGAAGATTCTTTACATAGTATAGAAAATTCAACAGCACAAATTGTTATGGGTCATTTAGAAATAAAAGGTTTTGAAATGCACAAAGGTCATCTAAATGAACAAGGATTAGATAAGTCTTTATTTAAAAGATTCGAAAAAGTATTATCAGGACATTTTCATAAAAAATCAGATGATGGTCATATTTACTATCTTGGTTGTCCTTATGAAATTACTTGGTCAGATTACAAATGTCCAAAAGGATTTCATATATTTGATACACAAACAAGAGAATTAACAAGAGTGGCCAATCCATTAAGAGTACATAAGAAATTGATTTATAACGATAAGTCGGAAGATTACACTAAAAAAAATTTAAAAGATTTTGAAAATACTTTTGTTAAGCTGTTTATTTCTAACAAAACAGATGTCGATATGTTTGATAAACTAGTTGATAGATTTCATAATGAAATAAATGTACATGAATTAAACATTATAGAAGATTTAACTTCTGATATAACATCTACAGTTAAAGAAGATATATTAGATCAAGGAGAAGATACATTAACATTTTTAGGTAATTACATAGATCAAATAGACACAACATTAGACAAAAACAAATTAAAAAAATTCGCAAAAGAATTATATGTAGAGGCCAGTGAAACATGATATTATTTAAAAAGATTAAATGGAAAAACTTTTTATC